CCATTATCTTCTTCCATCTGGGTTAACGTCTGCTCTAAATGTTCCAAATCTCCATGTTTCATCTACTGCAGTATTTTGTATTTTTATATTAGCAAGTCTTCCTCTAGCTCTAGTGTCTATTTTTTGTGTGTTAGCATTAATTGTAAAAGGACCAAGTTGTGAAGATGATCCAGAATCTATTGGAAAATTTTTTAAAAAAATTGTAACAACCGCATTACCTTGAAGATTTTTAAAATCTGGTAAAAATCTACTTAACCTAAGTAAATACTCTCCATCACCGTCAGTAGGAAGATCAAAATCTCCAGATTGAATAAAAGCAGGTATAGCTGTTTCCGTACCATCCAAAGCTATTTCATTATTACCCACTTCATGGGCATAGTAAGTAGATGCACCAAAAGTATTTGTAGCACCACTTAAATTTGAAAAAGATGGTGTTCCCGTTGAACTATATTCTGTTGCATAAGGGACATCATAAGTGCTTGCGTCTGCATAAGAACTTCTGGCAAGGGTCATAGTAGACCAACTATTTTCAACATAATTATAAACTACGGCTCTGTTATTTTGAACTGCTGGATTACCTGCGGGAGTACCTGCTGGATAGAACCATACAATTTCATTAAATAAAGAATTATGTGATCCATATATAATTTCATTTGAAGAATAATTTATTCCTACGTTTGTCCCAGTAGTTGTAAATACAAAGTCTTCAACAAGTGATGGAAGTAATTTAACCGTACCATCAAATACAAAAAAACCTCCACCTGAACCCATCCAAAAAACTTTACCATCAGCATAAACTGTAGCATGTTGTCCAATACATCCACAATTAGAGCCTACTTGTCTTATTGAAAAAGTAAATGGTGGACCTACAAACTGCATTGTATATGCTGCTTGATCAGTTAAAATTAAGTTATAGTCTTTACCAGATACGGCAGCTACAATTTTATTACCTGTATCAAGTCTAAATGTTCCTGCAGTATTTACTGAAGTTGGTTGATAAACACTAAAATTTTCTTGATCACTAAATCTAATAAACATAGGATCTTGTGTGGTAGAATCCCCTATAGTTGTTTCAGTTCCAAAATGAACAACGTGTCTATCTCTATCTGAGGTAATTGTTAATCTTGATGCTGTTGGAGCACCTGACATAATTACTGATCTTTGTTCTAATGGATTTGATACACCAGGATTCCACACAAATGTTTTACCATCTTTAATAGTGGCTATTAACTGTTGGCCAAAGTTATCTAATGACCAACTACCAGGATCAAGTATAACAGAAGAACTTGTTGTTCCAGAACCCCAACCAACTGTACCCCATGTACTAGTACCCCAACCATAGCCATATGTTTGTATTGTTGGTCCTATCTCTTCATAAGGATTAATGCTTGTAGATCCTGCTGCAGTCATACCAGAACCAGACTCGTTTGTTTTCATTTGAATTGTAAAAGTATTTGCATTTGGCACAGTTAAAACTTCATAAGTAAAATCTTGAAAATTAGCTACAGTAAAACCTGTAGCTCCACCACCTGGTAAAGTAACCGAAGTAAAAGTTATATATTCTCCGACATCTAAAGCATGACTTGTTTTATTTACAGTAACAGTATTAGATCCATTTGTAGATGTAAAAGTAGCACCTGTTAAAGCTGTCGCTAAAGGAGTAATATCATAAAACTTATCTTCATAATAAATATATAAAGCTTTTGAAGTACCTAGTGCTGCATATCTATTACCTTCTAAATCTGTCCAAGTGTGTTGAGCACGTGTTGGTCCAGAAATAGTTTGTTGTCCGATAGCTGTATAACCACCTATTTTTTCTGGTTGACCATATCTAAATCTTACAAAGTCACCATCAATCCATTGACCCTCTGCTCCTGAAGGAGTATCTGCTTTGTTAAAACCTGGGGCTATTCTTACATTTCTTAAAGGCATAAGCCATTTTACAACATTTTATAGCTTCATCCAAGTCGAAGGAGAAGGTATATTATGTTCAGATTTAACCCCTTCTTTCATGGTAAACATTATATCTCCTGATATAGAGAGTCTTGGTATATCCTTTTTATTCTTTCCTGTTTCATGAAACATCATAGAGGGAAATATAACTACATTACCTGTCTCGGCAGGGTATTCAGCTTTACCATAATTGTTATGATCCCACTCAGTAAAATATGGATTTCTTTTTGGTATATTTAATCCTACCTTATGTGCATCGTCATCAAGTAAAAAAAGATTACCTTGTTCATGAGCTTGTGGGTAATAGACAAAACTAAAGTGACTACTCATGTGTCTATGATAGGCAATATGTTGTTCTTTGGTAGATAAGGTAGCCCAAGATTTTGTAATATAAACTTCAAACAAATCTAGATTATATTTTTGTGCAGATAAACAACCCTGTATTACTTTAGATAATTCATTGTACAATTCTTTAAATCTTTTATCTTTGTGTAAATTATCATCAATAGATTGTAATTCTTTTGGCTTTACGTCCGTGGTTCGTGAGTATTGAGAATTGGTTGGAGTAATATCTCTTAATATTATAGGGACAATTTTTTTATTAATATCTTCAAAGTTTTCTAGTTTAGTTATGTATACAGGATAACCAAACCATTTAGATATATTTGCCATAAGGCACTATACTATTGTACTCGTAAAAATCTATACTTAACTTCTCCGGCTCCACCGTTGGCTCCACTAGTAGATCCTGGACTACCTGATACTTGAGCAGAACCTCCTCCACCTCCAGATCCTCTAGTTCCTGCAACACCATTAGAACCAGAACCTGACGATGATCCTCCGGTTCCCCCTGAAATATTTCCTGAATAAGAATCAGCACCATCAGATCCACCTATTCTACAGTTGTCTCCACCACAGTTTCCTTTATTACCACCTACTGCTCCATTACCAGATTGGTTGAAAGAACCTACTGGACCAGATGTATTTGTTGTTACTGCTTTAGAAGTTCCGTCACTATCTCTAAAATTACCTGAGGTGATTAGTGTTGCTGATATTGTAGCTGAACCTGCAGAACCTGCTGTGTTAGATCTCAAAGGGCCTTGTACTCCTCCACCACTGTAAGATGCTGCACCTCCTCCAGTTAATGTGAATATTGATCCTGTTGTTGAACCAGATAGTGTAGTGTTTCCTCCACCTGAACCGTTTCCTCCACCTGTAAATGAACTTCCACTGTTACCAGCATTACCAGCTGAACCTATCGAATAAGATATGGTTTCACCCTCTGTTACAGAATAAATTTGATCAGATACAAAAGCACCAGATCCGCCTGCCCCACCAGCAGATTCACCACCTGCTTTGTCATAATCAGCTCCTCTGACTCCACCGCCTCCACCTCCAACTGCCGCTTCAATATGAAGTGCATTAGCACCTTGTGGTACTGTAAAAGTTCCTGAACCAGAACTTAATGTTGAGTATGAAGTTGCTTCAAAAGCTGCAAATACCAATTGCCAAACACCAGATACTTTTGCATATATTTCATCTGCTTCTTGCCAAGTACCTGATACTTTGCCGTATGCGTTATCTATTTCTTCAAATGTTCCTGAAACTTTAGCATAGGTATTAGCCATTTAAACTCCTATGAATATTTAAACCAAATGTCTCCATCATTACCTCCGGATGGGGAAGATTGACTTATTGTAAATTTTCTTTGAAGTTTATCAGCTGTTACTGCATCGTCCGCTATTTTGGCTGTGGTTACATTTGCGTTAGAAATGTTTACGGTCAAAACAGCATTGTCAGCGATAGCCGCACTCACTATTGCGTCATCAGCAATTTTTGCACTGGTCACTGCATCGTCAGCAATCGAAGCTGTCGCTATTGTGCCACCTAAAGTATCTAAGGATACTTCATTTAAGTTTGTGCCATCAGCATATGCTGCATAAATCTTTGAAGAGTCTAATGTAAAACCAGTTCCTGAAGCAGTTTTAATAGTAAGATTTGTTGGATTAGTAATTAATCTACAATCAAATATATAAAATTTTTCTATAGAGTCTGGTATTGTAACTGTTGTTGCGCCTGAAAGTGTAATAGTTGCAAATTTAATTACCATATTTCTAGCAGTAGAAATAGATGCATTACTCATAACTAAAGCTGTAGTTGAGCCACTTGATAAAGTTATAGATTCAAAACCTGCTATTGCTTGTTGAACAAGCTCTAAATTTGTATTTGTTTTAGTTCCCCATGTACCGGCATTCTCACCGGTAGCCATAAGTTCTAGTTTAAGATCTGATGAAAAAGTTGATGCCATAATTCTGTATTATACTCTGTTTAAGCTGCCTTATCAACTTCTGTCCAAGTATTAGAAACTCCTTTATTATCTTCTGTCCAAGTATTAGAAACTGCCTTATTTACTTCAGTCCATGTGTTAGTCACTTCTGGATCTACATTAGACCAAGCAGTAATAAGAGGACTATTTATAGAACCTGTTAATTGTAAACCTGTAACAAGCACCTCTACTCCTGGAACAGCTACTGCCGTACCAATAGAAGATGTTAACTGAGAACCTGTAACATCTACAGGAGTATTTACATCTATAGTTTCTTCTCCTAAAGCAGCTGTTATTAGATTTCCAGTTACAGTTACGTTTGCATCTGCGGTAATTGTTTCAGAACCAATTGATGTTTGTATTTGACTTCCTACAGCATTAATATCTTGACTAATTGCAACTGATTCAGAACCAATTGATGTTTGTATTTGACTTCCTGTAACACTTACATTTGCGTCTGCTGCAACATTAACACTATTTGTTGACATCACCATGTCATGTTCAGTGACAATAACACTTACATTACCATCGGCACTTATAGAATATGTACCAAGTGATAAATTTAATTGTGAACCTGTGACTGAAACGTTTGCATTTCCTACAAGATCTTCTTCACCTATAGACATTGTAAGTTGAGATCCAGTAACTGTAGCAATAGATCCCGCTCTTGCTGTAACACTTTCAATAGAAGATGTTAATTGTGAACCTGTTACACTTACAAGTGTATTTACATCTATCTCAGAATTACCTAAAGAAGCTGTTAATTGTGAACCTGTTACATTTACATTTGCATCTGCAACTACAGTTGAAGCACCAATAGAACTATTTAATTGTGAACCTGTGACAGCTACATTAACACTAGTTTCTCCGAGTGAAGCAAACGAAGCTTCAGCAAATGATTTAAAACCGAAAGACAAGGGTTACCTCGATACTATGTTATATAATTTATTTATTTTGACTTTTACCATTATTCAGTTCCTTCAATCCATGTTTGAGTTTCTTCATCCCAATAATATGATAACCCATCTGAAGGATAAGGGACAGGTGCTTCCCAACGACAAGTATCTTCGTTTAATACCCAACTTGGATATACCTGTGGTCCTATAAATGCATCTCTTGTTTCATCATAGGTAAAACCAATACCTGCATAATTTTTTCTTATATTTCCATTGTATGATGTTTGTTTCCAAATATCTCTTGTTCCATATAAATTATTTAAAAAATCTATTCCATTTTGTTCAGTCGTTGCAACATCGTTAGATACTACTTCAACCTTTTCAACTATATTTCCTGTTCCTAATTTTGCAAAATGTGCCATTACGCTGTGTAACTCCCTGAACCTGTGTATGTTAATATTGTATCTGAACCACTTGTTGAAACTGAAGGTGAACCAGTCGTTGTTCCAGAGTAAACAGCTGTAGGTAATCTTAAAATAACTAATCCAGAACCTCCATTACCACTTACTCTACTTGGTCTATCTGATGCGCCACCTCCACCAGAACCTGTGTTATCTGTACCGTGTCCTGCAGTTGTTCCACCAGCACCTCCACCACCAGAACCTCCAGATCCAGGTGTAGCTGTAGTGTTAGCACCTCCGCCTCCACCACCAGCTCTTGTTACGGATGAACCATTAATTGATGATGCAACACCGTTACCACCATTACCACCATTATTTCCTGAGCCGCCTGAACCAGAACTACTAGCACCGCCTCCGCCGCCTCCGCCATTATTATTTCCTCCACCAGATCCA